AACTAACACTCAAAATTACAGATTGGTCATTAAAGGCTCTGCTGGCACGGCGGATGACTTGGCATTTAATTCTGATGCTACTAGAGCGGAAATTCAGTCTTTCAACTCAAAGCCGCTTGAATTAAACCGGCAAGGCAATAATGTTCTTATTGGGTCTGCTGGTTCCGGCAACCTCGGCGTCGGGACGAGTTCGCCTGTGGCAAGGTTGGATGTTCAGTCAAGCACCTTCGGAGGAAGAAATGCCCGCTTTATTGACAACTCCGGCGTAGGCAGCGGTGGTCGAGGAAGCGGAATTTCTTTGGGCGGCATCAGTAACGATACTGGGCCTGTCATTACTGAATATGTTCGTCTAGTTGGGCTTAAAACTAATGCGACGCAAGGTAACACGCAAGGGTATTTGACGTTTGAAATTGATGGTGGTTCTGGACTGGTTGAACGCGCCCGCATCACGGATGGGGGGGCGCTGCTGGTTGGCAAAACAAGCACTGGAGATTACGTAACAGGCGTTGAGTTACAGTCAGCAGGCGCTGTTCTTGCATACAGAACCAATGATCTTTCGGCTATTTTTGGAAGAACCAATGACGGCGTAATTGTGCGATTTACCGCCGCATCGACAATTGTTGGCGATATTTCTGTTAGCGGTGGGACTGTCTCTTACAACGCATTTGCTGGCTCTCACTGGTCGCAACTGCAAAACGGAAGCAGACCCGACATTTTGCGCGGCACGGTGATGGAGTCTATAAACGAACTCTGCGTGTGGCCAGGCGAAAACAATGAGCGACTGCCCAAATCCAAGATCAGCGACACCGTTGGAAGTAAGAAGGTCTACGGCGTGTTTATGGCGTGGGACAACGACTGGTCTGAGACGAACGATATGTACGTTACTTCAGTCGGTGCCTTTATCTGCCGCGTCAATGGCAGTGTCACCGTACAGGAAGGTGACTTGCTGGAATCCAACGGCGACGGCACTGCGCGTGTCCAAGCGGATGACATTATTCGCAGCAGCACCATCGGCAAAGTAACTAGCACGGTCAAGACGCACGAATACGCCGATGGTTCATACTGTGTCCCAACTGTGTTGTATTGCGGTTAATCAAGGAGCCTAATCGTGGAAACAAAAATTGAAATGACCGACCTATGCAAAGCCGCAGAGCAGGCTCTTGTAGCACTAGAAGCAAGCCAACCTGTGAACTATTGCGTAAACAACAACGGCGAGAAGTTTCCGATTTTTACAAATGATCCTTATGCAGTTGAGCGTAATGCAAAAGCCATTGACGCACTTCGCGCCGCATTGGAGAGCAAATAAATGTCTACTGTAATCACATGGAACATCTCGGTTCTTAACTGCATCCCGCAAACCGCAGAGGGCGCGGATTACGTCATCTGCTGTCACTGGCAGTGCAACGGCGTAGACGGCCAATACAACGGCAGCGTCTACTCGACCTGTTCGTTTCCCGTCGTGCAGGGCGAGGCTTTCACGCCTTACGCTGATTTGACGCAGGATCAAGTGCTGGGCTGGATTTGGGCCAACGGCGTGGATAAGGCCGCGACCGAGGCTGCGGTCGAGGGGCAGATTCAAAACCAAATCAACCCGCCCATCGTGTCGCCGCCGCTGCCGTGGGTGACGCCATGATTAAACTAGAACTGTCCATTGAAGAAGTGAACGCAATCCTGCAAGTGCTAGGCGACTTGCCGAGCAAGACGGGGGCGTGGCCGCTCATCGTCAAGATCAAGGAGCAGGCCGAGCCGCAGGTGCCAAAGCCGGATGAAGTGAAGCAATGACCACCGTGCAAGAACTGGAAGTGACCGTAACCAGCCACATTGATGTCTGTTCGGTACGGTACGAAGCGATCCATGCGCGTTTAAAGCGTCTGGAGAGGCTCGTGATCTCAGTCGGAGGCACGGTCATTCTGGTGCTGGTCGGCGCGTTGGGTTCCATGGCAATGATGCTGGTGGAGGCATTGCAAAAGTGACTGAGACGACCGACATCGAAATGTTCAAGGCGCAGGTGCGAGCCGAGTTGAATCGGCTTGAGGCGCAATCCTCGGCAAAAGAAGTCGCAGGCAAGGCCATTGGCAAAGATGGCCTCAAGTACATCACGGTCATCGTGGTCATCGGTGTCGTTTCCAGTCTTGCTTTGGAAGGCGAGAAGATTGCGGCGGTAATGGGCCTATTGGGCGCGTCACTGACCGCGCTGATCTCCATGCTCAACAACATTGCCGGGGCTAACGAAAAGGAAGACAAGCCCGAGTTTGGCGTAATCAAAGAACTGATTAACAAACTGGATCGACTTGACCGTAAGGAAATGCCGATGCGTGTCGATGTCGAGGGCGACCATGTGACTGTCACGAAGGGTGACGATGTGGTGAGGGCGTCCAAGTGAACATGCAGAAGATTGTGGATATGCTGTTCCCAGTCCTGCTGGCTGCTGTCGGCTGGCTGCTTGCGGAAATCGCATCGTTCAACAATCGTCTGATCGCCATTGAGTCCAAAATCCCTATCCTAATCACCGAGGATGGGGTGCCTACCGATAGCCCGTTAAGCGCGTCCCGTCGTCAAGAACTGAAAGACGACATCATGGAGGACATCCATGACTTGCAAGTGCGCGTCAAACTGATGGAGGAACGCAACAAATGATGACCATGATTAGCACCTTTCTGTCGTTCCTTGCGGGTGGACTGCCCAAGATTCTGCAAATCTTCCAAGACCGGCAGGACAAAAAGCACGAACTTGCTTTGGTCGCAGCCCAGAAAGAGCGCGAGTTAGCATTGGCAGAGCGTGGGTTTATCGCGCAGGCACGGGTTGAGGAAATCAAACTGGAGCAAATCCAGACGCAGACGGCTGGCGAGGAGAGGCAGGCTTTGTACCAGCACGACATCGAAATTGGCAAGGGTGCGAGTCAGTGGATGATTAACCTGCGAGCCAGCGTCCGTCCTGTTGTGACCTACATTTTCGTGCTGGAGTTGGTTGCGCTGAACGTGGCTGGCGTTTGGTATGCCTACACAACCGGCATTCCCTTTGCGATTGCGATGGAAAACGTATTCAGCGACGATGAGATGGCAATTCTGGCGTCCATCATTGCGTTCCATTTTGGTGGCAGAGCGTTCTCGCAAAAGTGAAGGTTAGCCCTGAACTGATTAAACTTGTAAAGCACCACGAAGGGGTGAGGACTAAGCCTTACCGTTGTCCGGCGCTGTTGTGGACGGTGGGGTGCGGACATGTGATTGATCCGACTCACGCGGCGGTGAAGTATGAGGAGCGCAAGAGTCTACCGGTACCCGCAGGCTGGGATCGCACCCTCACGATGGACGAGGTGGATCGGATTCTTTCTCAAGACCTTGGCCGGTTTGAGCGTGGCGTGGTTCGACTTTGCCCTGCTGCTGTTGGTCGTCAGGGAGTCTTCGATTCTCTCGTCAGTTTTGCCTTCAACGTGGGTCTTGGCAATCTCCAGCGTTCTTCCCTTCGGATGAAGACCAACCGGGGTGACTTTGAAGAAGCGGCAGAAGAATTCATGAAATGGACGAAGGCGGCTGGGCGTGTATTGCCCGGTCTTGTCAAACGCCGTAAAGATGAGCAGGCTTTATATTTGTCGGGAGTTGCCTAGATGCCCCTACAAAAACTTGAATTGCGCCCCGGCGTAAATCGTGAATCAACCTCCTATGCCAACGAAGGCGGGTTCTTTGCGGGCGATAAAATTCGTTTCCGCTCTGGCTACGCGGAGAAACTGGGCGGTTGGACCAATATCACCAACGGCGGTAATACGTTTAAAGGCGTAGCCCGAATCCTGTGGAATTGGATTTCTACACTCAATCAGAATCTTCTGGGTGTCGGTACTAACCAGAAAGTTTATACAGAACTGGGCGGCGTTTATTACGATATTACGCCCCTTGCCGCATCCCTTACGTTATCTTCCGACCCGTTTTCTACTACATCAGGTAGTCGTCTAGTCACGGTAACGGCCTCGGCCCACGCGTCAGCGGTTGGTACTTACGTCAATTTTAGCGGGGCTACAGCGGTAGCGAGTCTTACAATTAATGGGGACTACCCCATTCAGTCCGTTCCAACTTCTAATACTTTCACAATCTACGCCTCCGCTACGGCGTCCTCTACTGCGACGGGCGGAGGATCGCTTGTTATTGCCAAGTTCGATATCGATGCAGGCACTGCCATATCCACGACGCAAGTCGGCTGGGGTGGGCCTCCGTGGGGCGAAGGGGGTTGGGGATCAAGCACGGGGGCAGGCGTCCCGTTGCGTCTTTGGTCTATGTTTAATTACGGGAATGACCTCATATTTGCCGAGCGTAACGGGGCGATATACTTTTGGACGCTAGATACGACGAGTTGGAGTCGGGCTATTCCCCTTGCCGATAAAGCCGATGCCACAACTAAATGGGAAGCAACCGCAGCGTTTGCTTCAGGCGTAACTACTATTGTGGTGGATGACGCCACAGGGATTAACACTGGCGCAGTCATTTCAGGTAGCGGCATCGTGACCGGCACATACGTCACGACAGCATGGGATG